TACCAATGTAGCCGGAACGCCATTTACTGTAACTATTGCAAGCCCTGCTGTGCTGACATCAACAATTAATTTGGCTAATGGCATGGCTATTGTTCTTTCCACTGATGGAGCTTTGCCAACAGGGTTGAATGTTGGTCAGATTTACTATGTCATCAATACCACAGGGTTGAGTTGTAATCTTTCATCCACCTATAACGGTTCAGCCATAAACACGACTGGATCGCAATCAGGTTCACACAAAATTTCTCAAAGAGCAATTCCTCTTGCAAGCATGGGTGGCGCATCTAACGTCCCTATAGAACAGAATTGCATTCTTGTTTCTGACTCAAGCAGATTTGTATTTGCTTTTGGTGCAACTGAGTTTGGATCAACAGTGTTCAACCCAATGCTTATCCGCTGGTCTGACCAAGGCGATCCTGTGAATTGGACACCTAGCGCAACAGTGCAGGCTGGGTTTACATACTTATCTCATGGATCAGAGATTGTTTCTGCAATGCAAGCCCGTCAAGAAATATTGGTGTGGACAGATTCTTCTGTGTACTCTTTGCAGTATCAGGGCGCACCAATTGTTTGGTCTACCCAAATTGTGGGAGACAACATTTCTATTGCCGGAGAAAACGCTGTGGCTTACGCAAATGGCGTGGCGTATTGGATGGGTGTGGATAAGTTTTATAAATATGATGGTCGCACACAGACATTGAATTGCGATTTGCGTCAGTATGTGTTTGAGAACATCAATAAATCTCAGTTATCTCAAGTAGTTGCCGGAACAAATGAAGGCTTCAATGAGATATGGTGGTTCTACTGCTCAGGAACAAACACAACAATTGACAGCTATGTGGTGTACAACTACATGGAAAACGAAGGCCAAGGTGTTTGGTACTACGGTTCTATGGCTCGTACAGCGTGGTTAGATAGTGGCTTGAGAGACTACCCCATTGCCGCGACATATGACAACAACATTGTCAACCATGAGCAGGGCGTGGACGACAACGCCACTGCAACCACTTTACCAATTGAGGCATTTATTACTTCTGCCGAGTTTGATTTAGATGATGGCGACCGCTTTGGCTTTGTGTGGCGGGTTTTGCCTGACATTACTTTTAGGGGTTCTACTGCCGCCAGCCCACAAGTAACCATGTATTTGAAACCCATGCAGAACTCTGGCTCTGGGTATAACGTGCCTCCTTCTGTTGGTGGAGAAAACAACGCTACCGTGACAAGAACGGCAACGTTACCAATTGAAGAATTTACTGGTCAAATCTATACCCGAGTGCGCGGACGACAGATAGCAATGGAAGTGAGATCAACAGCTACTGGAGTAACTTGGCAGCTTGGCTCTCCACGACTTGACATCAGACAGGATGGACGTAGGTAAATGACACTAATCGTCACATCAGAATTTGAAATGAATAGGGTTGCTGCGCCTGCGCTTCCGTTGGCTCCAGAAGCGTATAACCGCTCGTATCAAGATCAGTTAAACAATGTATTGCGCTTGTATTTCAACAGAATAGATAGCATTCTTGGGCAGCTAGAAACTTTATCAGTTCCGTATGGGGCGTTTTCTAGCGACCAAGATCAAACTGCTACCGCAAATACGGCTACGTTGATGACGTTCAACACCACGGACTTTGCCAATGATGTGTCAATCAGTTCTTCTCAGATCACGGTAGCAACAGCAGGCATATACAACTTGCAATTTAGCACACAGTTTCAAAACACGGACACCGCTTTCCAAGATGTTTACATCTGGCTAAAGCAAAACGGTACAGACATTACTGGATCAACTGGATTTGTATCTATTCCAAACAGACACGCTGGAGTAGATGGTCACGCAATTGTTGGCTGGAACTATTTCTTAAGTATGGCGGCAAATGATTACGTTGAGATTTACTGGTCTGTACCTAATGTCGCTGTAACTATTCAACATCTTGCTGCTTCCGGTACACCAACCAAGCCGTCTACCCAGTCAGTGGTAGCCACAATGTCTTTTGTTTCAGCATTACCATGAACATAAATTTTATTGAACTCTTCAACAAAGTGGCAAGGGTTGCAAGACCATCTCACCACGAATTTATTCCGTTCACATCAATGGATGAGCGATTTGAAGAGTCTTGTCTTGACTCTCTTGACATGCTCATGATGTCGTTCTACAGGTGCGAAATCTATGGAATTGACGATGAGGTGGCAAAGGAACTAAGACCAGAAACGGTACAAGAGTTCTTGGACGCAATCAATTTGCACAAGAAGCGCGATCCTGAATCAATTGAATGGGCAATGGAGTTCATCAAATGATTTACCTCACTGACTATCGCTATACCAAGAATGCACAGGTCGAGCTGTTTGAAGAAATTGTTTATCCTCAGAATGTTCATTGGTTTCCTGACTCTTATAAGCGAGCAAAGTCTGGCATGATTTACGCGCCGCACAAGGTGGCAGAGATGGTTCTTGACCCTGAATTGGTCAAAGAGATCAGAGAAAATCCTGTTGGCAAAACTGCTTTCATTCTTGCATCGGGTAATTCGCACTTTGCAGGCATTAACCCACGCACATCCAAACCCACGGGTTTAAGCTACGAGTACAAGTTCTTGCCCTTCACCTTAACTCAGGTGTATGCAGGGCGCACGGCTCAAGCCTTTGGCGCTACTGACCATATCGTGACAGACTCCACCGCTTGCGCCAGCAGTTTAAAAGTTTTGATGGATGTGCAAAATCTAATTAACAACTTTGGATTTCAACGAGTAATCGTTCTTGCAATTGAAGATCAGGTAAACAACTCCGTGTTGGAGTTCTTTGGCGAGGCTCAAGCTTCACTGGTTTGGAAAGAAGAGCAAACAGGTATTACTCCGTCAGCTTTTGATTCAGTCAACCGTGGCTTTCATGTTGCTCAGGGCGCTTGCTTGGCAATATTTGAGTCTGGTAAAACAGCCATGCGCGGATCAAAGTTTCCTAAAGCCGTTCTCAAAGGGGCCTACACTGCCAGCGAAGACTGTCCAAACGCCATTGGTCAGCGTGAAGACGGTCAAGGTTTCAAGAAGGCTATGGAGGGAGCTATGTTTGCCGGTAAGGTAAAGCCCTCTCATGTAACCATTGTCAAGACACACGGCACTGGAACAAAATCCAACAACATGGCTGAGAAAACCGCTCTAGAAGAAACCTTGGTTGATTTTGTTGCAACAAGTTACAAGCCAACCATTGGTCACACGATGGGTGTAAGCGGTCTATTGGAAACGTGTATGTTGTTTGATGATCTTGCGCAAGGTTTTGTGCCAAAGATTGCAAACAGAACGGAAGAAGATACCAAGTTTTTGTCGCTTGATGTAGATGCCCCAAGCGGAGAAATCATGGCATTGGCAGCTGGTATGGGTAATGTTTATTCCGCAGCAGTGCTGTCAAGGGAGATTTGATATGTCAAAAATGGTAAACAGCAAAGACAAAGAATTAAACAGCGCAGAAATCATAATGATTGCGCTGGAAAACACAAAGTCTAAATATCCACCAAAGGTTGCTTACCCTGCAATCATTACAGAAATGACGCAGCCAAATACAGATGTCAAGCAGCTTGGAAACACTATGTTTATTCTGCATAGAGCAGATGAAGATCAGGCTTTGTTCAAGGCGCTAAATGCTGACACAGCAAATAATTTTGTTGAAAACAGTAAAAAATATGTTGTGTATGCAAAAAAAGATTTGGGCTTAAAGATCTTGGTAACTCAATTTGAAGACCCTGCAATAAGCACATTGTTTCACATGATCGCAAAAAATCCGCCAATGCCAAACATGGGATTTAAGGAATACAACTTAGATACCGGCGCAAAGCGAATTGTTCTAAATTTAGGATAATGTATGTCAGCAGTTGTTGAAGCAGTCAAAGATGTTGGAAACGCAGTTGGCGATGCGGTTTCTTATGTTGGCAATGCTGTTTCTGATGCAGGAAACTGGGTTGGTGAAAAAGTTGTTGAACCCTTAGTTAAAGCTGTAGACAACACCATTCAAGCGGCAATTGACGACCCAATAGGAACGGCTGTAAAGATTGCGGCTATATCTACTGGTAATCCTTACATTATTGCTGCTGCCAATACGGGTGTTGCCCTTGCCAATGGCGCTGAACCTGAAGATGCTTTAAAGGCCGGAGCCAAAGCCGCTGTTCTGTATGAGGTTGGTTCGGCAGTTGGCGAATATGTTGCGCCAGAAGCTGCTGAGTATTTTGGCCCTGAGAATGCTGCGGCTGCGTCTGCGGTAACAAATGCTGCGGCAAGTACGGTGGCGGCTGCGGCAGTAGGAGATGATCCGTACCAAGCATTGCTTTCAAGTGGTGTTAATTCTGCTGCCGGTGTAATTGCCAAGCAAGTTCCGGGATACGATTCTTTAAGCGCCAATCAACAAAGGGCGCTTAAAACAACAGTTGCCGCCTCATTGGAAGGTAAAGATCCAAGCCAAGCTCTTGTAAACCAAGCTTTGCAGGTTGGTATCAATTACGTTAAGTCTAAAGACGACGGTACAAATTACGGATACGAACAAGCGCCTGATTACGTTTCTGAGACTGATGCTTTAATTAGCGGTGGATTGACAGAAGATGATGGTTTAAATTACGGATACGAACAAGCGCCTGATTACGTTTTTGAGGCGGACAAAACGCCGACTGAAGTAATTACAGCGCCAGTTACAACTGAATTGCCTGCGCCTGAGCAACAAGATTTGCCGCCTGTGGCTGATGTTGATTTAACTGAAGAAAACATTGTTCCTGAAAGCGTAGAGCGCCCTCCAGCAACACAAGAAGAAGTTGATGCACTGATTGACAGTGGATTGACAGAAGACGCAGGAACTGATTATGGGTATGAGCAGGCCCCTGATTTAACTCCCGACATCATTGAAAAATTACCTGAAGCTGTTGAGCCTCCAGCCAAAGATGAGATTAGTGATCTTGTTGATAGTGGGCTAGTTGAAGACGCAGGAACTGATTATGGGTATGAGCAGGCTGCGCCGGAAGAAGTTGTCGCTCCTGTTGACACTGGCTTAACTGAAGACGATGCGTTACCACCACCGCCTGTAACCAATGTTAATCTAGCTGAAGAAAACATTGTTCCTGAAAGTGTAGAACGCACACCTACAACTCAAGATGAAGTTGATGCCCTTATTGATAGCGGATTAGTTGAGCAGCCGCCTTCATTCGTTGCTGACTACAACTTGTCCACTGAAAAAGATCCTTTAGGAATACAGGCCTCTCCTCCTGCTTACGTTTTCAATCCAGATGGTTCTGTAAATTATGAGCTTGCTGATACTCAAAGCGGCTTGGGATTACAAAT